ACTGCGCTGGTTACGCTCTTCAAGTCATCGTTGAGTTGCTTGACGAATGCCTCGGAAGATGTCCGCTGCGCAGAATTGGAAGGCAGATCGGCTAGAAGTTTATTGGCCGTAGCAAGCCGTTCATTGATGCCAGCAATCTGAGCGTTGCCACGATCAATCACGCTGTTTAGGCGGGATAGCTTTGAGTTGTTGTAATCGTCAACGATGTTCTTGTCGGAGACTTGGAAGTTCAACATCGACCCAAGATCAGACGATCCGTAGTTACGCCCAGCGGAAAGCTGTGCCAAGGCTTGGTTAAATTCTGGACCAGCATTAGGATTTTGCATTCCACCTCCACCAGCAGTCAATGCTTGAATTTGCGATGCAAGAGAGTTGCGGGTATTTTCTTGGCTAGTCACATCGGCAAGACGCTTTTCGTAGGTGTCTTGGAGATTCTTAATATTTTGTTGTTGTTTTTTTGCAACTTCATTTTGAGCATCAACTATGTTTGTGTATGGGAAATTTCCAGAATTTTCATCGTAGCCACGCCAATCCATATTGCGAGGATTAGGAGTTAACAACGTAGAAATAGTGCCATCTTCATTGACGGCATACCTTGTTGGGCGATTTTCTTGTATGCCAATATTTTTTACAGCCATTTTATTTAGTACCAAGAGTTAGGTCTGGATTGCCAATATTCGTGCCAATCGTGCCATAGAAATCCACTGGTCCTAGCTGGCGATTAAACGCTACGTTTGACTCAACTGAGCTATAGGGCGATGTGCCATAAAGACGCTCGAATTGCCTAGTCATCTGATCGCCTAATCCACGATTCAAGGCATACGCCTGTGGGCTAGTCTCGTACTGCCTTCGCAATCCTTCTAGGGTGCGTTGCGGTCCGTACTGACGCTCAAGTTGCATCCCGGCCTGTACCCCGGACTGCTGGTCAAGTGCTGACAACTGGCGCTCCAGGGAACGTTGTTGGGGCATGTACTGAATTCGCAGCTTGTTCTCGAGCTCGGCCATGCCTGGAGCCTTCTCCATGTACGTTTCAATGTTTTTCTTGTACGCCTCGGCATTGGCCTGCGCTACGGCCGCGGGATCGGGCGGGGGAGGGGGCGCGGGAATAGAAGGTGAGCCACCCATTAGACCCTTGCCTTTTTCATAAAATTCATATAGTCATAACTCCTGTATCTTCCAGAACGGTTAAACGTAATACGCTTACGAATGCCAAAACGCTCCCAAAGGAGAAGCAACAGGCACCTCAAGGAGATAGCACCCTTTGAGGAGATCGTCAAGTCTACAAAGACATTGTCCCCATCCTCAGAGTGAACGTAGTGGTCAGGCTTCTGGCCCTCTTTAAGGCACCTGGCTAGCGCTACCCCGGCAATGCCATTTGAGTCCTCGACGATGCCGACCATGCCCTGCTTCTCGAACCAATTAAACCAATCAGATAGGTTGTGCCACATCCCCTCCGGCACCCCGGACGCTTCAATATATTCTATAGCGGTCATATTACCTTCTGAATCTCGATCGTGTCTGGGTTGGCGGCCGCTACAATTTGTCGAATTGCCATCTTGTTTGCAGTGCTTGAAATCTTTATATTCAGCAGACGCCACTTCTCGTACTTACGAAGATCGCTTGCAATCCGTTTTTTTACTGTCGTTGGAAGCGTTGCCGGGAGGACAAACGGAAGAGTCAGCACCGAGCTCGCAATGTTCAGCCCGGACTGAACGCTGATGTCTCCAGTATCGACGTCTCTTTGAATAAAGATATTGGCACTATTAGAAAACGAGTCATCAAAGATGACCTCGAAATGCGAGCCGTATTTGGCAGCAAACGTATCCCCAAAATTAAAATCTTTTGTGCGAACATAGGACTCGTAGTTTGTGCCTGCGTCCAGGTAGTCTGACGAAACCGTTCCAGCCGGGGACTTGTATCCAGCATATTGCTCAATAACTCCGTTTACCTTTTTGAACATAGCCCTGGTGCCTGCCTGGTTGAAATTCGTAAGAGTAAACTGCATTATTTTTGGGCTCCAGGTTCCTTCAAATGCCCCGAGCACAGTGTTGTAAACTATAAGCGTATCATTGGTGTTGTTTGATCCTGTTGGAACTGCCAGAAAATATCTATTGTCGTAGTAAATTGCTGTAGAAATTCTGATTGAGTCAGTGTTTATGGTTTGGATGACGTCTTTGACAACTTCCGAGATTGGTACGCCAACCGAGCTAAAGTCGTCTGCAACCGATCGGACTAGGGACCGAATTCCGTTGTCTGATAGAAACAGGATATCGCTACTTACCTGGACTGCAGTCCCGGATGCTACGCAACCAGTGTTATTCGATATGATGGACACGACCCAATCGGCTGCCGTCGTGGCGTCGCTAGGGATGTCAACCTGGAAGACTCGGCGCTTTTTGAATACGATTATTCTGTTTTTATAATATGGTACAATTGCCGTGATCTGATCTCCGTCGTCTCCGTTCACGACAATGCTGTTTGCTGTATCCCATACGGCAGGATCGAGAATGTCTGACGCGTAAAGAGTATTCCTTGTATCTCCAGATCCAACCCCAAAAAGCCTGTTTTCAGTATTGATTAAAAGCCTAAGATTTTGGGGTGGCGGACTTACGGTTGCCGTTGCAGTTGCTCCAGATCCATTACCAATAATTGTAACTGTCGGCGCGCCAGAGTAGCCATAACCACCATCATTAACTATAATTTCTGAAATAACTCCACTTGCAGAATTCACAACTGTTGTAAGCGTTGGGAATTGTCCTCCCCACTGTGGTCCTGTCACGATTGCCGTCGCGCTTGTGTATCCGGTGCCACCACTGGTTATCGTAATTGCCCTAACCTTCCCTCCCTGCCTTACCACAATATCTCCGTCCCAATAATGCAGATCACCGTCGGCGTCAGCTATGTACATCTTGTTGTTAAATTGTGCCATGCTCACTTCGACGGCAGAACCAATAGAATATCCGTTAGCCCATTTTTGTGTGCTCGTTCCAAACAGGCTTGTGTTTGCGATCCATGTCGAATCTGCCGGGTGTATTGTCGCACTCCCGCTTGAATTGATGCTGTAGAATCTTCCGTTTGTCACGGTAAGCAATTGCGACGTTGATCCTGTTTCGTAGTACCGCATCCCACCGATAGATCCTGTCCCACTAGTAGCCCCGGTGGCAAAACTTGAAGTTCCAACCCTGGTCTCAAGATTCCCCTTTGGGGAAAGGGTCATGTTGTACAACTGCTGTACTTGATTTTCGCCTAGGAGATCAGACTGCAGTCCGCTGGCCTGGCCCCCGGTAAAATTGCGAATTCCGTCAAAGGACAAGACTTCGTCTAAATTGTCCTGGAAATATGGCACGGACTAAACCCCTATGTCTGTGATGCTGTATTCGCCTAAACTTGACGGTGTGATGACTTTTATTCCTCCGACCTGGCTCATCTCGTACTGTGCCATCTGCGCCAGGTCAGCATTTGCGGTCGATACAACTGCCTGGGCCTTGGCGTACTGACGCTCACGCTCGAGGGCGTCGGCATGGGTAAGAGCTAGGACAACATGCTGGACGTGGGGGAGACGCAACTCGTCGTTAAGAGCGGAAGAGCTCGGAGGAAACTCAACAATATTATTCTGCCTTGTTACGCATGTAACTTTTTCTATCACCTTCAATGTGGTTGTGCTGGTTGTGTTGAGCAGTGGATACAAGTCAATCTCGGAAGTCCCGGACGTGTTCCGGCCCTTGAAATAATACTGAGTTGGAGTCCCGGTCCTTTCCTGGTCAAGCAAGTCAGCGTCCTGGCTCACAATTGTCTGAAGGTCTACAGATAACAACTCGCTGTCTCCGTATGCTACGGACAATGGATTTTCAACAAGAGATCCAAGCGTCACCGTCCTGGTCGAAGTTGAGACGGAGTATGTTGAATTTGTGATGCTTTCACGCCAGGGGGCAAAGTTCCACACGCGCCTGTAGTTAAGCGATGCCGACTTCTGCAAGAAAGTAAGTGTATCCGAGTCGGTCTTACCAACCTTCTCCCCAGCGTACTGGGCGATTTCAGATAGCGTCATTTAGCTTGAGGAAATTGAATTAGGATCAATCTCAACTTCGTTTTCGTCAAAGTATTTTACTTCGCCAGTTGTACAGTTTGATTCAATTCTTGCTATCATAAATTATCCTTCGTACATGATGTTGACTGTTCCTGCTGTAAAGGCTTGATTATTAGTTGTAGTAATTCTGACTCTATCCAATGTTCCACCCAATGTCTTTGATCCAGACCCATTTCTTACTGATGATCCAGTATCTAAATATGTATTTGTTGTCATTACCCAAGCATTTGATCCAAGGGTTGTAATAACCATTGCTCCTTTTGTCGTATAAGATGCGTTTTGTGTTCTGATGCCAAACGCAGTTGTAAAGACAGAGACATCAGAGGTTGCTAGATAGTCAAGGTTTTCAATTCCAGATGATGTTCCAATTTGAACAAATAAATCAGTTGCTCCGCTTATGTTATGACGTACTCCATTAAACATAACTGTGATTCGCTTCACCCAACTAGGAATGCTGGTAAAATCAACCGCCGTGCCGCTGGTTGTTGCAACAGCATTGGCAAGAGTTAGGGGTTGCGATAGCTTGGCTGGTGTGATAGAGCCGTCAGCAGGGGTTGAAGAGAATGTTCCAGTTGTTGCTGAAGTAATCCTGCCCTTGGCATCAACAGTTATGAATGGGATTGCAGAAACGCTTCCATAGGAACCAGCGGTAACTGCCGTTGTCCCAAGCGTTCCTGTTCCCCGGCTAATCGTAAAGTCACCAGCGAGTGTGGTGGATAGATTGGTAATAGTTCCAGTAGTGCTGTTTAGAGTAGCAATAGTTCCAGTAGTGCTGTTAAGCGTAGCAATCGTTCCAGACGTAAACACGCCTGCTGTGCCAGTTGTAGTACCAGCGGTAAGCGTGGGAATCAATGCCGTTGTAATCGTTCCGTTTGTAATCGTTCCGTTGGTAATCGTGGCCGCAGTCGATGTAGTCGTTCCAGCGGTAAGGCTAGGGATTGTTCCAGTTGTAATCGTCGCACTGGTGCTAACTGTGCGATTGCCAGTGGCAGTTCCGTAGGTGAGGTTTTCGGAAAAATTGGCATTCACATATGTCCCGCCTGTCAACGCGTCTTCAAACAGATTGTAAACCGTCGTCCGATTCGCAGCTATTTGAGGACTTCCTATCGCTGACGAATTCGCAATAAGCAATAAATCCCCGGTACCTACAGACGTCCTTTCTTCCTGGGTCGAGATTAGCCCGGCATAAATATTCGTGTCGTCAATAAGGTTGTGCAGACCCGCGGCCGTGACCGTGCCATTGGTTAGGAAGTCAGTATTTCGATCTAGTATGTTTGCCATATTAAGTTGTAAACCTCATTGCGGTTGCAAAGATTGTTCCTGCGGGGACTGTGCCTGCGGTTGCTCCCTTGCTGTTGACGACATACCTTACAACATTTGAAGCCACAGGGAAGAAGTCGGTTACGATTTGCGTGGTTCCAGTTGTCGATCCGAGCGAATTGATTGATCCGATAACTATGTCCCCCAACTCGGCTCCGGTGAGCAAGAATGTTCCGTTTGTCGTGTCTGCCGTATTGTGCGCCGCCACAACAGCGGAGCCAAAGGATGCCGTAGCATATGATACTTTTGTTATACTTGGTCCAGCAGCTCCACCAATCTCAAGCGTTCCAACCGTGGCAAGCCCGGTATTGTTAATCGTCGTGGAGGCAATCGTGCCGATCGTTGCCGTTCCGGTAGACATGGTCACGTTAGTTCCAAATGTTACCGGGCCAAGCTGAAGAGGGATTGTAGCAGTGCTGATTGTGGCAGTGCTGATTGTAGCGGTGCTGATCGTTGCTGTGCTGATTGTAGCTGTACTGATCGTAGCAGTGCTAATGCTGGCAGTTGCGATCGTTGTCGTGCCTGTGGAAAAAGTGGTGTTGGAACCAAACGTGACCGGGCCCAGGAGCGTCGAAGCACCATCCACTGCAAACGTTCCGGTGCTCTTTGCCCCTGTGGTGCATATCTGTAACGCCGAGACGCCTGCCTCGTCTCCACTAGAAACGGCTCGCATGGTTCCGTCGACAATGTTACTACCAAACGTCTTTAGGAGTTGGTTGTAGCTAGTGCTGATTGTCTGTGTGCCAAGTGTAGCCATTAGTGATTTATCCTGTTTTTAACTAGGTCCCAGGCAACGGAAAACAGCAGCCCGGCGACCCCAGCAATTGCAAATATCCTGGAACGGAGGTGCTCCAGGGCAGAAACTCTATTTACCACATCTGCGTAGTTTGACAAGCTGGTCTCGACCATTTGATACAATTGCACCTGGCGCTCTTCCATCCTGGCAAGTTTGACCTCTATGCTCCAGACCTGGTCATCACTCATTGCGATACTCCAGGTACTTGAGGCTTACCGCAAGATGTACGACCGCACCGACGACCTCGTCCCGGTCCCTTCCGTCGTCCACCATCCTCTTGATTGATCTGTTGACTGACAGGAGGTGCTTTACTGCTCCAATATACTTCGTCCCACTGGCAATCCTGTTGTTGTCGTCGGCACACTTCATTGCCTCCTTGAAACAGGCGTAATCTTTTGCCGTCAGCAATAAACGCAAACCCAGGATTGTGATCCATGTGGCGATGCGTTTCATTTGACATTACCAGCGTCTTCAGCCGCGCTCATATCGGAGTAGCGTGGAAGTCCGGTATTATCCGCAGGACGCGGAGAACATGAGCAGAGCAAGAGGGCGATGAGGATGAATGGCATTATTGTACGTCTATTAAGTAATAGGTTGACTGAAAAATCGCTGAAGGGCTTGCTGTCGGTGCTACGCTCGCATTATTTGAGCATTGAATTTCTGGACCAAATCTATTTGTACTAGTGTCGTTTGTTGGACCACCAGTAAGGGTGAGAAGCGGAACTTGCCCAATATTGATGTTTGGATTTATGGATGAGTCTGCCCCATATAGATAGATGTTGCCAACTCCGTCCGATTCAATCACCAAGCCAAAAAAACGATTGTCAGATGATGCAAGGCCAAACCCATTAGTCAATGTGGTGTAGGAAGTGGGCGTTAAATATGCTGAATCAAACCCAATTAGCCTTGCTTGTATCACTCCAGATTGCAGGGCAAATTCAGCACCAAAACCTTTAATTGTTAGCCCATTTGCTCCTGCTGCTGGAGCGTCAACTGAATTTCCAGTTCCACCAAACACGATTCTAATAACAGAGTTTGTGCTGCCAATGTACATCATTCCACCAATTGAAAATCTTATTCTTTTGGCGTAATCAATCTTCCCAAGTCCTGCTGTCATTAGGGCTTGGGTTGGATCAAAATATCCAACTTTTGCTGTTCCAGCAGCAGCAGATCCAGCATTTATGCTTAAATTAAATCCAAGAGTATTGCCACCAGTGGAAGTAGCTCCAACTCCAGCACTCTTAAAATAAGACCCAGCATTACCAACACGAAATGCTCTTGTTCTTCCAGTAGAAAAAAGAAAGTTATCGATGTTGCTAGGATTCTTAATGAGAGGCATTGCCTGCTCCTAACTGACTTGCGTCACCCGCGCCGTGCCAGCAGTCGCAAAGATGCCGCCAATCAAACCAGTGTATTGAAATGGCACTTCATAGTAATCTCCTGGACTCATTCTTACGGTGTAAGATGATGTGCTTGTTGTTGCCGTGCCAATTGTGACGTAAAGATTTCCTCCAACTTCATTGAATATTGTGCAGCCAAGTCTGCTTGTATTTGAAGCTGCAATAGTTCCATAACTTGTGCTTGTAAACGTAGTGGGCCCAGTTCCTCCAGATGTAGAGGTATTTGAATTTATGTTTACTCTGCCGTTTGTGTCGACACTGACAGCACGAAGATTTGTTCCGTCTGTTCCTCCGTAAAGATTTGCTATTGTGGGTATTGTTGTTCCGGTTGTTCCAGCAGAACTCAGGTTAACGTCAAGTCTCTGCTTCCCAGCAATTGAACTTGATGCTATAGCATTCCCAGATCCATCACGAATATTTGCTACAATAGTTCCTGTTGTAAGCTGTGCGATTGTTCCATTTGTTACTACGGAACTTCCGTTTGTGACTATAATGCCATCGGCAACGTCAGCCTGTAGCGTAGTTAATAATGCCTCAATGTCAGTTAGGTTGGCATTGATGGACACGGTCCCGCCAGTAAGGCTAGAGATAATCTCCTCTATCTGGCGACCCATGATTTACTCCTTACGGAAGGTCTTTGTACAACGCAAACGGACCACCACTAACGTATATAACTCGCGTGATATCACCTAGAATCGATGAACCATGCCACATTGCTACGTTTGTATATGCTGTTCCGCTTACCGTAAGACTAATCGTTCCAGTGGTTAAGGCTACGACTCCATCAAAGTTTCCATCACTTGTTCCAGTGGTGGAAATGATAGCAGTCCCGGCCTCGCCTAAGGCGAGTCGAGATGATACGCGTGACATACAGTTTAGCTGTAGACCGGGATCTTGTACGAGGTGCCGTTGAGCTTAACGGTAATTCCCAGGGTCGAAGTACCAGAAACAAATGTTCCGGTAGTTGCAGTTGTGGTGAATTCCATTGCGGTAGCTTCTGTTCCAGAATTAATCCGAACAGGCTTGCCTTTTGCTTTCAATTCGCGGCGAATGTTGATTTGACTCATAGATCTAATTTCCTATGTTTTGCCCAAACTTGTTTGATTGTATCGGCTTTATGTCTTGGGCGGAACTTCGAGCCGAGTTTTTGTTCTAACGCTTGATAGCCTTTTAGAATGTTGCGACCGTCCATGGCCGCTGGATGATATGCTGGTTCTGAACCACAATTAACAAGTCTGAAGCTAGAGGGAAAATTGCGTCTTTTTAGCTTACTTGGGACATTGTCCCTTTCATCTACCGGACGCTCGAGCGTTACAACGCCCCCGGTGTCCCTGTCTTCATACTCGTAGAGTGGCATCAGTCTTCCGTCATTTCTCCACCGTCCATCTTGACGGCTTCATTCCGAAGACGTTTGCCTTCAGATTCAGCATCTAAAGACTCTTTAGCAATCTCTGCCTCAGCTTCGCTTATGCGAACCATGGCAACGCCATCTTTGATCTCAACAACTTCTCCGGTCAGATCAACCATGTCGCCAACCATTGGCTCGGCCTGTTCAGTCTCTTGCGAGATGGCTAGGTTTTCAATCGGAATATTTACCATGTTAGTCATTTTTGACCCCTTGCCTTTAGGCTCGGGCCCGGGGAGATTTTTGCCTCCCCGAGCCTTCGCTTCGGGCCCGATCATTAATACGATCGCGCCCATTTAATTAGCTGACTTCAGAACGACTAAACACGACTCGGTAGAACGCTCCGTTCAACTGAACCGCGGTGTAGTACGTTTTGACAGCGACCGAGGTTACCAAATCCAGAGGGTCGGACTTGTCCGGACCTTCTGCAATCAGAACCTTGGGGCTATAAGGCGAATCCCCTGTGAGGGAAGGTACGCCGAATGCCTGGTCACCGAGCACAATGTTCGCCAAGAAAGGCGCAGTGCTGGAGTTGTAGGCCGCTGCCGCAGTGCCAGAGATGGCGCTGGAGGAAGCAGAACCGAAGGACAGGATGTTGTGCGACAACAGAGTCTTCACTCCGTAGTACGTTCCAACTTCGCCTTTCAGCAAGCTATCCGTGCCAGAGTAACGATGAGCCTGGATATAGTCGTCATCGTTGAGGATCGAACGAGCAGTACGAGGATCTGCAACCAGGATGTAACCACCCTTGATTGTAGGAGCCTTGTCAACTCGGAGAGCAGTCACGGAATCGAGCAAGTCGAGTGCCGTGAAGGCCGAGTTAGCTGCTGTCGCGGCAATGAATGCCGTTGAGTTGCTGTTCTGCGCGTAGCGGATTGAGGTCGACAGAGTACCAGTTCCGGAGGTAGTTCCGGTAGTTAGTACGCGGTGAACCAATGTGTCGGCATGCAACGCATGATCTTCTGCCAATTGAGTCGTGGCCTGTGCCATGGAATCAAACAAGTTTGTGGCTTGCAAGATGTCGGACAGTTTGACCAAGCTGGCAAATTGCTGGAGAGTCGCTCCAACAGTCGACAGTGTTAACTCACGTTCGTTATTGCCAGGGTTTGTGCCTTCCGACGTTACTTCGATGATTTTGCTGATGCTAGGGTTGTCGTATCTAAAAAAGCGAATCTGCTTGTTTCCGTTTTTACGCGGAAGCGCCGCTTTCATTCCAAATTGTTCCATCTGAAGGATGGGCAATTGACGTTGGAGCAACTCTTTCGAAAAGTACTCCTGGTAGGCCGCTGCGAGCGAGCCAGAGGTTACTAGTGCCATATAATTTTATCTCCTGTTGTCTAAACCCTAGTTGGCGTCGTCAAATTCTACTGCCATTCGGCGAAGCTCGGCACCTTGTTCAGCTACGGATAAATCCCTAAACTGTTTCTTTGGTGCCGGTGTTGACGGTGAGCCAACTCCAGGTTGTAAACGTTTTTTGAACTCCGCATTTTCTTTGCGGAGCTTTTCGACTTCATCTGCTAATCCGGTTGAGTTATCCGTTTTAAGAGCAAGCTGTGCGATCTCGACTGCATCGACGATGCCGTCAGGATACTGGCGAAGAATTGCTTTTGAGTTAAGCAGTTCTGCTACTTTTTTATGTAGGTTTGAATTTGAATCCTTTAGATCTGGATGCTTATCAACCAATCTGTTTAGATTCTCGTTCCAAGCCTTCTCGCCCATCTCCTTAACTTTTCTCTCTTGAGATTGTACTTCGTACTTTTCAACCTCTTGAGCTCTCTTATCGGCCTGCTCGGCTAGGTCTTCTCGACCCTCTTCCCGAAACTGCTTCGCAGCGTTTCGGTAGTCGGTCGCGTCAAACTTGCCTGCTGGTCTCTCCTGGTCTGCCTTCCGTGCCTCTTCACGTTCGCGCATGAATTCCTGGCGCTCACGTTCCAAGCGTTCCTTTTCGGCTTTAGATTCCGCCTTAGCTTGCTGAATGGCATCCCATTCTTTCTGCTGACGGTTCTTTAGCTTCTCGTACTTGCTGGGTTCCTTGGCCTTGTCGGATGACTCAACCGGACTCTCAGACTCTGTCGTTGTTAAAGAACTATCACCTTTTTGATCCACGACTTCGGTCGTAGAAGGCGAATTTTCTGTTTTAGGTTCTGTCGTCGACGTGGGATTCGACTCGGTCTTCTCCACTGGTTCCGACGTTGGATCCGCTTCCGTTTTCGCTTCCACTTTATCTGGAGGGATAATCCCATCCTCAATCATGGCCGCTCTTCGTAACGATTCCGCCGTTAGTTCTATTCCATCACCCATGCTAACCCCTTTACTCCAGCCCCGGAATGGTTAACGATCCCGGGCGGGAATTTGACTAGTCTTTGTACTCCGCGGGTAACCTCTAGTCGTCTGCCCCTCCCGCGGGATGAGTGGCATCAATTCCAAGGGAATCGATAACTGCCACTGCAGATCTGAAGCCTATTGCGAATCCACATGCTGTCAAGTCGCCTTTTTGAACTGCGCTAGAATCCTGTCGAATTGTCATATTTCTGAGGATCGCGGCGAACCTTACGCCATGCTCTGATCTCATGAAACTTCCAAGGGCCCTGGCGTCGTCCCCGGTCCATTCCGGTTCGTCGACCCATTTGGTAAATCGAATAAAATTTGAGATCGCTCTTAGTTTTGTCATATGATTATCCCCCATGAACTATCTGTGAATATCCTTGCGGTAACTCCCATAAACCTTTGCTTTAGAGCATCATGCACACTTTCCATGTTTATGTCATGACCAGCAAGAATTCCTCCTGGCCTAACCTTTGGTTTCCAGGCGTCGATATCCGCCAATAGTGCCTCGGCTCGGTGGTCCCCATCTAGGTACACAAGGTCAATCGACGCGTCTTCAAACTGTTTTGATGCGTCGACGCTTTTCATCTTGATGTGCTTGATATTCGAAAAGTTTGCAACATTCTCAAAATATTTTTTTTCAACCTCTTCCATGTTTGCGCTCGAAGCATGGTCATTCGGATCATACCCATTCAGCCATGGGTCAACAGTTGTAACGTCATTAAAATATTGTGCCATAAGTATGGCATTTTCTCCAGAGAATGTCCCAACCTCAACTGCGTTCTTTTTTAATCCGATTTCGTTGGCCCAATTGTATAACAGCCTAAGAGCATTCAACTGCTCCTCCGGTCTCATTAGCGCTATCACGCCATTGGTTGTTGCATGTTTCCTGGCATCTGTCCAGCCATTCCCGGGGGCGGGAGTTGCCCCTGCGCGCCCTGCAGTTGTCCCTGCTGCTGTTGTTTTGCCTTGTTCATTTTCTTGAGCTCGGCAGTAATTGCCCGGGCAGTGTTCGGATCGATCTGTTCGAGCGCCTGCAAGTGCTGATCCAAATGCTGACCAATCGCTTGTGCTGTAGCCTGGTCAACCTGGCGGAATCCTTTTTCGGCCGCTTGCTGAAAGTCAAAGATGATCTCAAGGTGGGCACGATGATCGTCGGTCGGCTTGATCGCAATCGGAAACGCGGTCGTCATCATCGCTGCGAGCTCTTTCGCCTGTTCTTCCCTCTGCTCCTGCTGGTTCATCATTGGATCTTGGACCAGGCGACGTACCAAGCTGGGGTCGTCGAGTTCGAGTACCGACTTAACAAGTTCAGCCTGGTTGATGAATGGAGACTGTCCGAGCAGTTGCATCCGAGCCACTGCCTTTTGAAGTTGAAACTGGCGAGTTTGGAAATCGTACCCGCCCTTGGGCATGATCGAATACTGTTCGTGCAATGCCTCCGGAGGGACGGTTCCAGTATCTTCCGCATATCGGAAGTTGAGATCTTTCTTGTCGTACTGCAGATAGATCGACCAGCACTGACGGAACAGGCGACCTAGCGACATGCGGAAAAGACGGTTTCTTAAATCAGCACCCGCGGACCCGGTGTTCACCAACGCTTGAATTTCAGTCGCTGTTTTTCTGGAGCTACCGGGTTCCGAGGGGTTGTTGCCTACGCCAAAATCAATCGTTCCAACTCTCTGCTCTGCCTCTGCGCGTTCGTCGTACATGACTCGCATGAAGTCCATCGGAGGGGTGGTCATCTGAACAGGCTTAATGCCCTGGGGCAGGATCTGCCCGGGTTGCATTTTTAGATTCGCCATGTTGAGGGAGACAGGATTGTCGGCCTGGAACAACGGACGGTTTGCCAGTTCCAAGAAGTCGAGCATGGAGTTCTTTAGCTTCGCCAGGGTCATCTCATTGGCAGCCAGGATCTCTGCAAGTCCGCGGGATGAGTAGAATCCTCCGTTGGTCAATTCATAGCTAAACTCTGTGAATGGGCACTGCTTGTGCTTGTAGGGAAGGACAAAATCTTTGCGCACTGGATCAGTTGTAGCTAGGGGCGAGTATGTGCAAACATTCCACTCGTTGTCTTCGTTCCTGGTGTAGATCTCCCAAAGAATGATTCGGTCCGGTCGAGAGTCGTAGGTGATGCCTTCACGCTGGTAAACGGCTTGTTCCTTTTCGGTATTGATGCCCTCAAACTTGGTCCCGCGTCCGGCAATTCTCTTGATGAAATCCTCGTCCTGGTTGTAGGCCGCTACGCGCTTGTACTGCTCCACAGATAGAACCATGACATGGCAAAGGTAGTCGGCGTCGTCCAAGGCGACGGTCTGGTCGGGTACGATAAACCTGGTCGGATCGATTGCCTGGAAGATGATCTCCTTCTTGCCCTCGTCCCAAATTGATTTGAGTACGGCACGACCGAACAAGAGCATGTCGTCGATTAGGCGAACGATCTCAAATTGGAATGCAGTACGCTCCCGGATCTTGTAGTCAAAGTATCGTTCTGCCGTAACGGTAAGCGGAACCAACTGCTGGCGCATGGGAACAAACCCGGCAACAACATCGTTGCCGAGGGCCGAGTTAACGTAGTTGGGTTTAAGTCTTTCAATGATGCGATCGATCAACGCGACGTGCATGTCTGCCGCGGTGGGCCATGGCTTAACTTTGCGACGCATTCCGAACGTTCGCATCTCATAGAACTGCCTCTGCCGGGCGTCCCATGTTGCGCGGTTCTTCAGATCCCGGAGGATACGCGTATGAAGTTCGTTATTTATTGGTTCCATTATTCCTTACCCTTACTTCGTATTCTAAATCGTTTACCGTGTTGATCGCGTCGTATGCCCAGGATTGAACGTTAGGGGTAGATCTTGTGACCTCTTCAAACCTTGGGTCGTTGATCAGTCTGTCCGCGTTCCCCGACGTTCTCACCACCGGGTCTACGGTTGCGCAACCACCAAGCGCTACCACCAAAAGAAGCGTCGATGCGACTGCGAGCGTCAGACCATTCTTTCCTAATTGCAGATTCATTGCGCTCACGTTCCCCGGGGAACAATCCAACAATTGCCTTCAGCAATTCGATAAGAGCGCCAATCCACGAAAACACAAAATGTTATTTGGCGTCGGCAGCCTTGATCAGTCCAACTCCGGCGATGATCGCGGCGATGAGTATTCCAAGATCGGGCACTTTGCCTGTCTTCAAAAATTCCACCGCTGCTCCAGCGACGGCTACTACGATTGACAAAACTCCAGTTGCAGTTGTTTTCCAGTTCATGTTGTTTTCCTCCCGGTTTATCCCCCGACATCCCAGCCGGACATTTCGTTGTCCGCGGATGCCTGCTTCATTAGTTCAAGCAAAGATGGACGCGTGTATGCCATTGTCAAGTCGTAGTCAATCCCTGAGTTGTCGCATGCCATCGCAACCGCGTCGGCCCTGTCAGGAGATGCTACCCCGCGGGACCGCATTGCGTCTTTCGACTCTAGGCCCAGCTTCCCGCGTGACGTTGCCTGGGCTCTCCTGGTTACTAACTGACTTTTGAGAATATCGTCTTCGGGCAGGATAATGTCGCAAGTGTCAATCTTTCGGGCTAGTCGGTGCCACATCTCGGAACCCTTGTTCTGGTACGCGTCGTTGTCCCTGGCGTTGCCACCAAAGTTAATCCGGTTCACGGTCCATCCGGCTTCGTTCAGCGCGTCGCACATCGGCAGACCCAGGCCCCCGGCGTCGGCGAATACTTGCTCCGGCTTAACCCCAGCTTTCTTTAGTTCCATAATGATCCGCCCGACCGTTGCCATCGTATCCCTTTCGCGCCATGTGATCAGCGGAAGGATTCGGTTGCCTTCCCGGATTGCGATCACGTTTTCGTCGCCACCCGCGGAAAAGTCTATGCCAGCTGCCCTGTCTGCCCCGCTTGGGACAGGAGGGTTATTCACGCAATTGTCGTAACTACCCAAGCTCACGACTAGGCGCTCTTCGCCCAGATCCATGAATTCTGCCTTGAGCATTGACTGAGTAAATGGGCTGTTGATGCCATAGCGTTGCTGAATCTCCTGTATGTACAAAGGACTGATATGGGGACAGTCCCAGGCTGTCGCCCGGGTCTTTTTCCACAGATCTGCCTCCTTTGTAAAGCATCGGTAGAACTGACCCACCGGAGCCCCCGGCGAACTGGCGACCAGCAATCTAGTTGGTTGGCACCGAAACACTGAAACGTAGATCGGATCTTGGACGGTCTTGGCTTCGTCGACAACGTACATGAGCGGAGCGGTTTCATGGTTCGCAGCGTGGAAACCTTCCGCCCGGCCTGCTGACTCGTTGTCATTGCCTGCTGTAAACCCCAAAATTCGGCTTATACGCCCCGAGGCGTGCTTGAAACGGATTTCCCCACTGGTGACCTCAACCATGTCGCCAAAGGGCCTTAGAAGGGCTTTAATCGCAGGCCATAGTACGGATTCGACCTGGCGATAGACTGACGCGGTAACGACCGACAAAGACTCCTCAAAGCATACCATGTGCCAGACTAGGGCCGGGGCGATGACGTTTGACGTCTTGCCGGAACCGTTCGCAGCCACTAGCGCTACCCGGCTATAGATTGGGGCCAGGTTATTCATGACCTCCTTTTGCCAGGGGTACAGATTCAGCCTGAGAACACCCTCCGCGAATCCTGCCGGGGTAGCTTGTTCGTCAACCTTCGATGCTGGGCCGGGTTTCGATGACCCCTTTTTATTTCTAGCCGAATTTCTGAGGGGGGTCGCGCGCGCGCGCGCGCGTGGTGGGGGCCCCCCGGGGGGGGTGTCGTGGGGGGGCGAATTTTCCTGGGGTGTCGTATTCACAATTTTATTGACTTCCAAACCCCATATAATATAATTCTAATATTGGTCGTTTCATTTGTCGCACAATGAGTCTTGTGTGGTTATTGCCTCAATAACAGACTTCGACCCCGACTTTCCGGCATATTTAATTTTGTTCGCGTTGACCAACAGCGCAGCGTCGGCCGCGGTAAAATGTACGTTCGCTACCGATCCTCCGACCTGGACTCTTGCCTGTTGCCCGAAGTGCTCCTGGGCCCTGCGCTCGATGCGCCATGCAGCCGCTTGCCAAGTCCCCTTTTCTGCCGCTCTGTCAATGACTTCCAACGCGCGGGTGATGTGGAGTGACTCCGCTTTTTTTAAGCGTTCGCTGATGTGGGGCCTGGCGGATAGGAATGCTGATAGCGTGGACTTTGCGATTCCTAATAAGTCCGCAATCATAGCATATGGGAACCCTTTACTCAGCGCAGTCTCGACTATTGTCAGGTGCTCCTCAGTAATCTTAGGCAATCCCCTGGCGCCAATGGCAACGTCCGGGATGTAGTTCGGAACTTCATTCATGAGCCTGCGCTCCTTGTCCAGGCGCTTCTCATCCACCTTCTCAATCTTCTTCTCGGGGAAGCGCAACTTCATGCGCCTCTTTTTCTGCTTCGAAACCGGAGCCTGCTCCGTTATTGCATCAGAGGCTAGATCCTTTGGACTCGTAGTAATTGGCAAGTCGCTGGAGTTTCCAGATGCATTCATTAACTAATGTCTCCCCAACTTCGTCACTGCATCTCTTGTTGCAATTAGTAAGCAACTTCCAGAATGCTGAACATGCTGATTTGAGCTTAATGTTTTCATCAATGATCGATTTGATTTTAGCTTCGTCTGCCACATGCAACCCTCCCGGTAGTTAGAAAACCCCGCGCCCGGGAACCGCTTTCACCCCTCCCGGGTCGCAACCAATTCCCCAACCCACCCCATAAGAACTGGCTTGCGTCAACGTATTGCATCCAGACCAACGCGCAAGTCTTTCGTGTTTCACCCATTCTTTCTGGTAAGAATTAAAAAGGCATATGGTAAACTGAAAAGCCCCCGCGGTTGGAGCGGTACCGCTAGCGAAGCGAAGCGGGGGGACTTTAGTCCCCCGCTCTAACAGGGGGCTGTTTCACCATTATATACATATAAGGGGAACGAAATGGTGAAACAGAGTAGAACCCGGGTTTTACAGAGTAAGGCGAAATGACTGTTTTAGCCTAGTTTTGAGCACTAAAACCAACCACCGGAAGTTCTTTCCCGGCCCAATTCCTGTTCCCTTTAGGCGCCCCACCCTTCTTACCATTAGCGATCGATGCCTTGGCCTTAGCCTCCGACCTCACCTTGCCGATCCTGGACGCGAATAACGCCACCGGGACCGCACATCTGCAACTAGGACATTCAATTGATTGACTCATTCTTGCCTCCATTCTTTCCATTCTTTCCAGTTTTGTATCTCCCATTTCAGCAACGGCTTGTCCTTCTGATTGCAGAAATAGACAAACCTATGCTTCCTGGTCCGCGGAACGATCACTGCCTCTTCCATGGTCCGCGAGTGCCTGCTGTGCTTGTTTCCGACAACCTTGTCACCAGAAGATCTCTTGTCAGATAGTCCGGTATAGATCCAGTTCGTTGCCGAGTAGATCATTCCATTGTGTCCGGCCCCGGTATCAGCATAGCTAACCAGGATTAAGTAGGGCCGCAACCTCGTTAGCTCACGAATGCTCCAGGATATAAATCTGCTCTCAGAATTCTTGGGGCACTTATCGTCGAGCCATAGTCTATTCAACTCGTAGACCCTGGACGCATTCTCTGCCCCGCATATGCCCCTGCATAGATGGGGCGACGCGGGTTTGCCGAACGAGATCACTCCCAGAAGTTCACTGCCATGGAAGCATCCGAACGACCAGTTGCAAGGCACGGCCCGGTGCGCGTAGTGGTTGGCGACGACTACTTCATTCATCGTCTTTGACCCTATGGCCCGGAATTTAAGTTGGAGCGCAGAGGTAGGAATTGCACCTCCGTTCTCCCCTTGGAATAGGGGAAGTTCTACTACTGAACTATCTGCGCGTAAACTCACCAGGTCCTCATCTCATCGATGAACCCGATCGTCTTATCCCGACGCTCCTTCAGCACTGCCAGGAGCCTGTCGGTCATGTCGACCTCGAACAGATCTCCATTGCCTCCGAGCAGTCCACCGTCCCGGTTTAGATAGCGCAGGATCTTCGGCTTGTTGCTAGCACTCTCCATGATCTCGCAGATCCCATAGTCCCGGTTGTATCGGTAGTACTTGCCCGGAACAATCTGCTCGAACGTGAGCGCTCCCTCTTCTTTGTCGTCGTAGTAGTTCATGGTTTCCTCCAGTACATTTTCCACATAAACACGGTGCACAATATTAAGCAAGGACTGAGTAGGATTAGATCAGACATTTTGCCTCGAATTTCTTCCACTCGGTCACCTTCTGGATTGAGGGCGCCTCGATGCCCAGGTAGAACTGGATGCCCTTTGTGTCCGTCACGAACTTCTTGCCTTTGTTGACTCCTTCGAGCACCTCGAAGACAAACGACTTGTTTGCCCGGCCCCTGTACCCGCACAGGCGAGCAGTGCCCTTCGAGGTCTTAAACTCCTTGGTCAAATGCTCCTCCTTCAGTCCGTCGAATCCATGGCGAACAATCGACCGCAAGTCTGCCAGGTCTTTGGTCACAATCTCTCCGCCTTCCTCAACCGACCGGACCTCCATCTTGAATGTGGCAGTGTCCGCGTTGTAGGTGCAATTGCCTAGCTTGAGGTTGAACTGCTTGTTGACCTTGTTGAGCTCCGCCAGGAGCGGGTCAATCTGATTACGAATTATGTTGAGTGTGTCTTTGTTGATCATGTTGGTTGGTCTTTCTTGGTTATGAATTGCATTCACTGCACTTGCACTTACTAACGCCTTGGAGAAATGTGTAAGCCTCCTCGACGCTGGACTCATGGACCTGGTGGGCCCCGGTCCCGGCATTATCTACCCAGCCTGGCTTGAGGTAGATCCAGAATCCGTCACCATTGTCGCCAGTGCGCTTGATGTACTCTTTGACCTGGGGGTCGTTCAGTTGCGAACCGCGATAGTCGCGCTCGTCACTGATTGAATCTACCCGGTGGTCGCGCTTGATCTTTTCGATTAATTTATTTTCGTTTACGCGACCCACTTTGACCGGGGTTGCTTCGGTTTTTGTTGTTGTGTTGCTCATGGTTAGAATTTAACCCATCTCCTGGGTTATGTCTACAAGTATTTTCAATACAATGTGTAAGTTGTTGATATTGAATGAAATACTTTTTCTAGAAACCTGGGGCTGGAACGCGGTAAACCTCGCCAAACTGCGATTTATCCTTCATCAACTTGCCGGACTTCACCAAGCGCGTGAGGTATCTCGAGAGGGTTCCCCGCGGAATTCCCATAGCAGGATCTGCTTTCTCCCACACCTCCTTGAACGATGAGCCTTTCTCCTTGTCAACGCACGCCATCACTTCGTCGTCCTCGTATGCCTTCTTCGATCCTTCGGTTGGTCGCGCGTCGTCCGGATTAAATTCTGCTGTGCGTTTCATCAACGGAAATTCCCATTGCACGCAAAACGGATCGATCGGCGAGAAGTCTCTCATCGTCGGCTCGACGATCAGCACATTCTCTTCCTTGTGCGGATGCATAACGAAGATGCTGTCCGGGTCCCGGGCAAACACCGTACTGCCTGACATCTTATCAAACCCGGCCCTGTTGCCGTGGCCCTTGCTGAAGTGATGCCCGAACACGACGCTCGCGTTTGTCTCTACCGCAATGCTGTCCACCTCGTTCATCAGCGTAGCCATCTCTCCGGCGCTGTTCTCATCTCTCTCTCCGTACAGCTTGTAGATCGGGTCAAAGCATATCAGTCCGAACTCTCCGATCCTTAGCTGGTCGATTATCTTGGGCCGCAACGCACTCAGGTCCGCCGAGTGTCCTCGCAGATTCCAAACGAACAACTGGTCGTTAGGTATCTGAATGCCTAGTGCCCGGCACACGGATCTTATCCGCTCCCGAAACGAGTACTGCTGGATCTCGAAGTTAATGAACAGCACCCGAGTCTTGCGAGTAGGCATCTCCCAAAACTTTGTGCCAGACGCCACACATATCGCCAACTGCAACAGCGTCCACGTCTTCATGCTCTTGCTGGTTCCGCCTAGCACCATCTTGCAACCGCGGTGCAGGGCACCAAAGATAATTTCCTCCGGCTTCTCAATCGCCAATTCATCTAGAGCGCTAGCCTCCATGATGAGTGGGAGATTCCCACTGCCCCATGGCTTGCTTGCCCCGGCCAGGATGTTCCTAATATCTTCCGGGCACGCGTCCTGTTCTTCCATCGCACCGAGCGCCTTGAGCGCAGCTGCGTGCATGTTCCGCATCCGGGTAGTCTTCCGCAACCTGGGCAACCAATAGTCCATCTTGGAAGCGGAGGTGATCGATCCAGACATAATCTTTAGACTGAATTCGTGCACATACTTCGGATGCTCCTTGCCGACAAACTCGCCCATGGCGACAGCGTCAGGTGGCACGCCATCCCTCAGCCCCCGGGCGACGCACCGGGCTACTGGTTGGTAGTAGTTGTGCGGGTCGAGGATCTCAGCCTTGTTCCTGTCTAAAATAATTGGGTCGGTGAAGCATGCCGACAGCACTGCCCACTCAGCCTCGTTGTCCCGAGGTGGTCCGTAAGAGTCTTGGTTCATTGTGGTTGTGTCCCCCACATGTCCTTCCAGACGGTCTTGCGCATTTGCAGAATGACTCGCCACACATTGTCAGGGAAGATCCAGCACTTCTCGACCTGGAACTGTTCTGCCAGTTTCTTTAGTTCGTTAGGGACCGCGCACTTGTAGTCGTCGATCTTCATCGGTTCCCCTTCCTGGACTGATGAAACTTCCTGTTCTCATTCTCCATACACTTCTCAGGGGTCAACTTCTCCAGGCGCCGGACGACGTCGCGGTGGTCCACGTTGGCTCCGGCAACCATGAGCCATGTAGCCATTGGTTCACCGCGGACCGCGCGCACTAGTTCCTCGGACTCCGTATACGTTTTATATCCGTCACCTTGCCATGCAGTGCGCACTGGCTTGGCAATCTGTACTAAGCCGGACAGGATTCTCCTGCGGTTCAGTAGTTTAATATCTGAGATCATCTGCACGACGACCTCTCCTGCTAGTTGCCTGTACCGTTCGGTCAGGTCTCCTTTCGTGAGTCTGGTTGATTGCATGGTGGAGTTCCTTTCGTTGGGGTTGTTGTCTTATCTTCTACAAAACTTCCTGTCAACAAGTCCAGCTTGTATCCATTGCCGTGCCAGTAGTCGTAAAGCATCGCGTTAATTATTCTTCCTTGGTTGCCGAATTCTTCAGGGAACAAGTTCCCCGGAGCTAGGCCGAAATCCTTCACAAGTGCCCCGAACTTGAGTGTTGTCAGCTTGTAGATTTTCACTCAGTTCCTTATTGAATAGCAGGGCCGCGTCGACGTTGGTAATGATCTGCCGAACTGATGGAGCGTGAGTATGGTCAGACGCATCTCTCTGCACAACAAGCATCCTCTTAGTTGCCTCGAGGATGTCACGTTGCCACTTGATGGTTTTCTCCAAACTCACCGATTCTTGCTCTTGCCAGCTGCGTTGAGTGCGATCGCTACCATCTGCTCAAAGCTCCTGGCCTTACCTCCGGCCCCGCGCTCCTTGCCTTTCTTCTTATTATCCTTAATCAGTTCCCGCATGTTCTTCGATACGTTCTTTCCGAGTGGCATAGTTTAGTTTCCTTTCTGTTTGTTGTTTACCGACATTGAGTGCATGAAGATTGGAGTCTGTTCACCGACGTATGAACAGGCAATATTAAAATCAAAATATTCTTCCGCGTCATCGTTGCTCATTCCCTGCTCTTGCAGAATCTCAATGATCTTGCCTATGTCGTAGACCGCGCGGATCTTTTCACCAAACGGAATTGCGACTCCGACGAATGCCTTGTCGAGTCCGTCTGCCAACATCATTGTCTCCGCCTCTTCTCCGTACATCATGACCAATTCTTCAATATGTTCGTTCATGCTGTCTCCTCCCCCACTACATCGTCCCAGGTCGCTTCCTCGCCATGCCAGGTCTCGCGCTGTCCGCGCAGCCACTTAGGCTTGTCGCCTGGTTTAGTAAAGCTCGACTCATTCCATAGGACATTGTTGCCCGGGACAACAGTCATGCGTCCGTTGTTTAGTCTAATGAAGTGGTGAGACTTAGTCTGCTCCGGGGCCATGGAGAATCCGTCTCCGTAAGGTTCAGCAGTAAACATGTATCTCCCAACCTCCCATGTCTTCTTGCTAGCGATCCACACCCTGCAGGACAGACCCATCAGATATTCGTATTCGATCGTCGTAAAGTTCCACCCAAAACAATCCCACCTCTGCGCGTCGTTCAGATCCCAATCGGCAATAGCTACCTCTCCATGAGCCAAGGCATGCAGTGGAAGTCCGCGGTAGATTGCCCCGCACTTCAACATGACAGTGCATCCCCAGGCCCGGCCAGGGATCGCGGTCAGCCCGAACCAGACAGCGTCATCTATCTCCTGCTTCACACCGTCCGACACAAATGCCATGTCGACCTTGACGTATAGGTGGCGAGGAAGGCTGGCTGCGTGGGTCATTTGACCTTCTTCCGGGGCAAATTGTTCTTAACCTTCTTCCAAACTGACTCGTCCTTATCAAAGCCGAGAGACCAGTTCATGACCTTGTTGTAGATCGAATACCCATATCCAAACCGCATGAACGTCCTTGAGATCAAGTCTCCTATCCAATAAAAAGTCCAGGCTAGCGCTCTCATTTGTTCAGCTTGTCGCAGTACATGAGGAGTACTCCAAAGACAACCATCCAAAACATGATTATAAAGAAATCGCTCATCGCCACTGTCCTCCAGTAAACCAGGCGACCAGCACCCACCTGGAACCAAAGAACACTGGCAGTGCTTGGTGCCTGATGTAGGTGGGGAACATCGTTGCCGATCCCCGCTTCTTTACATCTTTCGCGTTATGCAAGTCGCACTCAACCCTGAGTCCTCCGCCCAGAAACTCTGATGGATCTGATAGATTGATCACCATGGTTAGCTTGCGATCGCTACCGTCGAAGCAGTCGAAGTGAGGCAGGAAAAACTGACCGGGCCTATAGCGCAGGATCTGCAGTTGCTGAATGCCTGTGATGTCAAACTTGTAGTGCTCTTCGTTTAGGTCGCTAGCGACATTCCTCACCACTTCGTATAGCCACTTGTAATGTTCCGCGAACGGCACCCAGCAAGATGAGCATGTCCTGGTGAATGAAGACTTGGTCGTGCCGTCCTTCTTCATGACGTGGGATCTCCTCATGCCTATGACCTCGGCATCATCGCGAATCATATTGCACTGCCCCTGCGTCAACACGTCCGGCTCGCACACTGCTGTTAAAATCTTTTGCTTAAACTGGTTCATTGCACCATCTCGTTTAGTGCAGCTTTCAAAGCGTACTGGAACAGAGCATCCTTGTCGCTCGCGATGTGGATGCGCCCGGCCTCAACGATTGATTCGTAGACATCCTTGTCCACGTCCAAGCCCAACTCATAGCAAACAACTTTCTTCTCAGAAATTATTTTGATCAGACCTGTTTTAGGTTTGCTTGGATTTCCTTTGTCTTTGCTAGGATATCTTCTGGCTTGATTGATTTTAGAACGTTGCACCATTTGGGTTCTCCTTTTATCGCGTTGACTGCATCTTTACATTTGTCCTTGGGTTGCTCGTACACCGAGCATGGGGCGTGGGGACAAACATCTTTAGGGAAGATTGACTTCACATACTTGTAGTACTTCGAGGTGTGCTCAGGTCCGTAAGGTCCGTACAGCCCTACGGTTGGCGCGTCGAATACCGCGGTCATGTGCATGATTGCCGACTCCGGGCAAACTGCCATGTCGCAACGCGCGGCCAGGTGCAACAGCGTCCTAACATTGCGCAGTCTTCCCTGCAGATTGATTAGCCTATTGTGCGTGACGGATAAGGGAGGATCGTCGTGGCCTACTGCGACAACGTGCCAATCCTTATTCTCCTTTAGGAACGACTTGATGAATAGTCCTGCCTCGTAGGTTGGGTAGCTCTTCCACAGGCTAGATCCACTGATCGAATAAAGTAGGAATGGTCCGGCAACGTCGAATCCAACCGTAGCAAGTTCATGCTGATCCTTTTCCATCAGCTTTGCGTATGGCTTCTTAAACTGATCGTCAACCTCTACGCCCCAGGATCTGTAGACGTAGTCATACACGTTTCCGTCTAGGTGTGCGGTCTTCGACAAGATATCGTCAAGACAGACGTGGCCTTTGTACGACTTCCAGGTGGCGATTGTGGGTGCTAGCGGTAGCGCCCTGACTCCTGCAAATCCTTCCCACAATCCAAGATGACGTTGGGGAACGTAGACATCGATCCTTCCGTCTCCCTCGTAGTGTTGCATTGCCCTGGCGATGCCCATGGCGATGAACTGATCCCCGATCGCCCCGCCCCGGTACAGGCAAGCGTATCCTCCGGAGGCACAACCAACCCTGTACGGTATCGTGTACGCGTCTGCATGTGTGCCGGGTATCCCGCGGACTTCATCCGGGACTACGATTGAATCGTGCGGATGGTGGAGCCGATCGTCCAACATCATGGGATCTTTTAGGGTCAATATTCTCATGGTAATACCTTGTCCATTTCCTCAATCCACTTTGCCCTGGCATCTCCGTAGATCCCGGCTGCGTGTGGCATGAAACCATCCGACTGCTTCTTGTCTTTAGGCGTGTTGATCTCCATCGCGTTCCATTCCCAACTCAGGAAACGGATAGAGTAACCGAGCATTCTGGCCCGGTAGTTTGTGAAAGTCTGCTCGGGGAATGCGAATGGGGCGTACACGAAATTGGCCCAGGCGCCTGCATGTTGCTTATCGCAAACCATGACTCCGGTATTAAAGTATCCTTGCGTCCACCTAACCGATCCGAGCAGTGCCTGGGATAGAATCATCTCGTTCGCCCGACCCCAATGTAGCTGGTCGCCGTGAGGAGCGTCGGCACAAGCGTAGAAGTGTCCGTGAGGGAAAGTCTCGAATGGGTTTACGCACTCGCGCGAAATCAATACATCGCTGTCAACGAACAGAGTCCTGTCAGCATTCTGCACCGCGTCGACTAACGACATCTTGGCTAGCAGTCCGATCGGCTTCTCCGGCTTGATGACTACAAGATCTGCGCCCCAGCGCGTCGACGCCTCTTTTATCCTAGGGAGGGAATGCTTCTCAAACCATTCCGGCAACTGGCAACTAACCGTTACTATTTGCTTCTTCATGAATCCCGGCCTCCTTAATTGCCTTCGCCAGCCCCTCCGGGACAATCTCAATCCTTCCGGTGGAATCAAAGATATCTCCGTTTGAAGTCACTGCGTAGTATCTTTCACCCCACTGGACGTAGATCATGTTGCCTTCCTCTCCTCCATAAATCTCTGGATGATTTGATGCAACCGATAGTTTTCCCAGGACAGATACTCCATAATGCGCTCCACTCTTGTCGACTCGTCCTTGTGGAGAAACACTGCTAGCGGGTCCTCCCATGTTGTTGTCTCCGGGCCGATATGTATGCTGGTGCTATTTGTTGTCACGGATTTTGTCAATTTTTTCGATTGCGATCATGCTCACCCAAACTAGTGGCGCAAGTACAATCACAATAGTTGTGATTAATCCAATTAAGAATATCAACTCAATTACACGCCCAGCCATTAATGTATCTTCCCTTCCTTGGCCTTGTAGAGCGTGAACACGGCCCGAACCAGTGCTCGCTCCAGGTGATCGATACAAGTTTCGCCGGAACCATCCGGAGAAGACGTGTTGCCATCGATCTGTTGCATTGCCCGGGTCATGTGGGCAATTGCCCTATCCGAGTTGTAGCGGAGCGAATTTTTGTGGAACCATTCTCCAAACCTGGACTTGTTTGACCCCCGGTTCATGATCTTTCTGATCACACCGCTCGCATAGGTGGCTACGTCTTCGATCGTTGGTTCTGTATGGTCCTTGACCGGGAGCCCCTCCTGGAGCTCGCGGACTGCTGTGCCCAGCGAATTGATTGCTTCCATGATTGATTCCATATTAGCAGTCCCACTTTCTCAGGCTTTTATTGATCCTGCTGTTAGGGTCCCGGGCAGTCTTAGCCGAGGTCAACTTCTTCTTCATGCCCGACATGCGAGCACAAAAAGATTTGCGCCTCGCAGCTGATGTTTCAGATCGGGCAGCCTGCTTCCTACTGACCGGGGCCTTCAGATTCCCGCCTGTAGACTGATTGTAGCTACGACGTCCGGCCTCATTTAGACCACCTTCCGGGTTCTTGCCTAGAGCTCTTTGCCATGCTGGACTATCGGCCATAACCAACCTCCTTTGCTGTTAGTTTTGACTGCTCAAATGCTTTCGCAGTTGGAGCTCCTTTAGAGCCGGGTTTCCTCATTCTCTCTTTTGAGCCAGCCTTAATTCTTGCCCTCTTTTTGTGTATGTTCGCGTATAGTCCTGGTTTCATTTTTATTACTCCTTTTGTTAAGCCACACCTTTTGGTTTGAATTTCTTGTCAAAGCACCACAACGCCAGGCAGTGCTGAAAAGCACTCCAGCCATCCTCCAACTCCTGCTCGCTCCACTTGTAAACAAACGGAGCGGACGGAGTCTTGGACGATAGTATCACCGACATGCAGTGCACTTCTTTGCCCAGGGCCTTCCTATAGGCCCCTAGTTGCATTGCGTCGTGTGGGTACACCGGGCGCCTGGATGCTGTCACCTTCTCCGGGTCGAACGATCTGTTCTTCAGATCGATTAGGCATGTGCCATACTCGGAGTGATCGATCAGTGCGTCTGCCTTTCCGGCATATCCAGCACCGACCAGCACTTTTTCTTCCCAATGCGCCTTGACAACCTGGGAATTGATCCACTCCACCATGTGCTCTGCAAATGGGAGGAGATCCTCGCGAATCTCAATATCCTTTATGGATACAGGCTCCTTCTTTTCGCGTAGCAGTGGTAGCAACCTCTCCTGGACGTCGTGCATAGCAGTGCCATGGTTCGACGCTTTCTTAGTCACTGCCTTGCTCAATTCCTCAACTGCCGAGGCCCAATCTTCCAGGGACTCACCGGGAAGTCTCGGGCGCTCGTCGGCTGCGAGTAGGACCTGGGTTATTTTCCAGGCGTTGAGTTGTGGGGCGTCCTTCACTTTCATCACTGAAGTGACCGACGGTAGCAAATCAATTCCCTCCTTGGCTAGCTTCCTCACGTCGCGGAGCGTTGTTGGGCGATCGCGCCCTTCAGCGTCCGGGACCGTGTGGAAAGCCTCTCCGTCAGTCGAGTACCAGTGCGCGGAGAATTCCGCGGACACTAATCTCGTCGGTGTTTCCGAATAAGTAGAGAGTTCCAGTGCCATTAGAACGGTGCTCCGTCGTCGGTCGCCGCGGTAGATTTGACTCCACCGAGCTCTTTCGACAGAAGGACTTTTTCCTGTAGCCACTTCGGCAAGTTGGTAAACTCGCCACCCTGGCCCTGCTCAATCTCATACGAGATAAGATTGTTTACGCGCTCAGGAACGACCATGCCTTTGGGCAATTTGGATGCCGATCCGATCGCAGCGTAGGTCTTGCCGGACGTCTGGCTAACCTTGTGAACTACGTTGAGCAGTGCCGACTTCCCAAGGAAGTCTGTCACCTTGAATGAGGCAAGTTGCTTCGCGTTGAGCGCTGATCCGAGCCAGCCCTCAACAAACTTCCGAAGCGACGCCTTCGGTCCGATCGACGCGGTAAACTCCGCGGAACAGACCAACGGCTTTTTGATGATGGTGACCTTGCCATTCTCTACTTGTTCAAAGTCGTCGTTCTGGTCGCAGACTTCAAACCCGATCCGGATCTTCTTCAACTCCTTCGTCTCGCCTTGGTAGGTGCTCTTCTGAGTACCCATGTCAACGACCGAATAACAGATTGCGGGATGCGCTCCCGCTTCTACGATCGGTCTTTCTTTTGTGCTTTTCTCGCTGAGTACTAATGCCATATGTGTGTCTCCTTTATGGTTTATTTGGGTTTATCTGAGGTGAAGTCTGACGAATGTCTTTTGCGTGTGCGACTGCTGGCAACACGATTGGAAGACTATTGTTTACTAGATCGATCCAATCCTTAAATTTCATTGTGACGTGCCATTCGGTTTGATTTCTTCGATGACAGACAATAGGCGTCTTAGCAGTTTTTGAATCGTTGGCAGACTGTTGCATCCAGTCATAAATTTTGGTTTGCTGGCAGTACTTAACCTCGATATGGAAGGGCCAGAATTCTGATTCGACCAGTACGTCACTAGCTCCGCCATCCGGAGACCCGCAGAATTGCTGGGCGCGCCTAGCCTTCCATCCAGCCTCACTGAGCAGGCTTGATACCTCGCGTTCACCGCGTTTCCCCTTGTTGCGTGACATCTTTCCTCCGCCCATGGTGACCTCCTTGTTTCAAGATCACCGGACTCTGCCAGAAACATGGCAGTCAGGTCAATACATTATTTTGGGGGATTATTAATTAGCTTGACTTGCTATATCTTCGACAGGCTCATCCAGGCAATTGAATCTTCTGGAGACGCGGAACGTGTCGCTTTCATTTTTCTTGAGTCAAATACCCAAAGCAAATCCTTGTCCAGCGCGACCAGGAATATTAGGTCGATGCACTTGCCATACTTCCTCTTGTCGACTCCGCGCCCGGTGCTGAACTTGTAGCTCGGGCCCCTTCTGCCATTGCTGTGCAACCGCGGGGCGCCGCACGACTTGACCTGGATTCTTTTGAATGTTCCGTCCTTCTCCGCAACGATGTCGTACCCGGCGTTGTCCTCAAATGGGGTCAACACGTTCCACCCGGAAGCGAGGAGTCCTGCGATTACCCTGGCGACTCCTACCGCTCCTGTCTGACGATTACCCGGTTGGGGCATTCCCGAAAAGCCGATATCTGTTCGAGACTCTATTCTGGAGACCATTGAGGAACTTTTTACGTTCTGGGTTCTGCTCCGCAAGTTTTCTCTCGTAGGTCATCTGCTCGACAGAAACGTTCCTCATTACCTCTGATGGGTTCAGTCCCTCCAGGGCCTTAAGCGTCTGAGGCCCAAGAGCTCCGTCATCCTTCACCCCGATTGCGCGTTGCAGGAACTTTGTTGCCCCTCCGACCCCGCGGTTGAATGCCAGGTCCTGGAAGAATGGTCGGTAAGGCTCAGGAAGTTTAGACGTGAAAGGTTTGGTATATTCTACGACGTACCTAGCAGCTGCGTCCCTGCGCTCTCCTGCTGGAAGATTCTTCAGCATCTCGGCGGCCGCGGGGTGGTACTTATCATTGATCCCGGCGACTTCGTAGCTCCCGCCCATATCCCCGGAAGGGAGATTGTAGACCATGACGTTCCCGGACTTGTCCTTCCTGGCCTCCATGTCAACTGTTGCCAGGGCTGAGTCGTATTCATTCTTCGGGACCTTCGGCCCGATTAAGTTTTGGTCCTGCATAATATTTTTAGTCACTTGGTCCTCCATTGCTCTTTGTGTTGTCTCTGATCGAATGTCGTCCATCGTCGCCGCGGACCGCATGCGATCGGACATTGCGACTAGGCGTTGACCCTTCTCGTCAGTCCACCCGGCCCTCTGTGGCTCCTGCATCGGCCTGGACGCGTTTTGCCTGTCAAATTCTCCGGCCCCAAATGGGGTAAAATTTCTGCTTGCGCTTAGTTCCGGGATCTGTGTTAGAATGTTTGCCATGAAGAAAATCCTATTGTTGGTCGCCTTGTCACTCGGTCACTGTTTCGCCGGGGATCTCACAGATGCAACTGGGAACTACGGTGGTTCCGTCTACCGCACTTCTTACAGTACATCCACAGGGGAATACGGTGGCTCCATCTTTAGGAACAGGAATCTCTCCGACGCTTCCGGGAATTACGCTGGATACCTCACAAGGAATGGAAGCATCGTCGACGCCAAGGGAGCCTACGGAGGTTTTATTTCCAGGTTTGGAGATACCGACGTTGAGTGAGGTCATTTTTTAGCCTCCAATTGCTTTTTAATTAGCCTAGACTTTACTGCTGATTCTAGGTCTTGAGTCTGAACATTTCCGGAAGTTGCGCCTCGAACTCCGCGTCCAGTTCGTCTGCCACCGTCCTGTCTGGCCACGCCACGCTCAGGTAGTTTTCCCGCGTTAGGGGTAGTCCCTCCCTCAGTAGGAACCTGACCGCTCCGTCTTGCCCAGCTAGGGTCTTCAATTCCTCCTGCGAATTTGCTGATTGTGTTTCTTGCGTCATTTATATTTACCTTTCCCTTAGTATAGCTCTTCCAGACGTCGTCGACAAATGCTTTATTTTTAGCCTGACCCTTGAACGTTGGCTTAAATAGACCTCGGATCGCCTCCCAGGTGATGCTCTGCATTTCCCGCGGGAGCACCCCTCGTTCCTTCGCTGCGTTCCTATAAGCCTCGGCAAATAGCGCGTAGGTCCCGGAGGCGCCGACAATTTTAGATGATGGTCCTCCACCAAGGTTGTGAAGCACCTCTGTGGACCCACCGGACAGGGGTCGCAGCAATCCAGCCGCAACAGCGTGAGTGTCGATTGTTACGTCTCCAAATTTTGAATTGGGCTGAAGGATGTTGTTGAAAAAGTTCCTGACTTTATGCTCTTCTCCAAGTTGGTTATGGATGTTTTCTCTGGCTCCATTCCCAAGAATGCTGATGCCCTTCTCAATTTGAGGGAACGATCCCCATGCCACCTTTCCTTCGCTTCTGTCGTCGTTGAGCTTCTTCCCTAGCGTCTTTCCGTTCGGGCTATAAACGTCGAATGACCTGGAGTTGTTGACCTCGTCCCAGGCCCTTAAAAACACTGCCTTGTCAAATGTGTCGCTGATCTGATTATATCTTTTGCCAAGCAAATTCTTCTTTGCAGCCCTTGCCAAGATCGCTCTTTTAGGATCAGACTTTAGCCAGTTAAACATCTCAGGAGAAAATACCTCTTTCAACTTGTTAGTATTAATGTCGATTACCCTGTTCGCCAAGGATACGTTCATAAACCAATCTTTTTGAGGTGACAGTACTGCGAGCACTCCGGCATTCTGCCTTGTCTCGGTACCATACTTTTTGGCCCATTCCTCGGAGATTTTCCTTGCTCCGTCGTACCACTTCTTTGCTTCGTCGCGTAGCTCCGGCTTGAAGGAATCGTAAAGATACAAAAGATTTCCCTTAACGTGATCGACAAATTCTCCAAGGATTCCTTCGGTCGTTTTACTCCTTGGACTAAATCCAGGGTATTTCTTAACAAGATCTGCCTGTTTTTTTGCTAGCTCTTTGTCTTTCAGAATGACGTCAAGGCCGATCGTCAGCTTTTCGGTAAGCGGATTTTCAGTCGCTTTGACTGCCTTTGGATTCCTTTGGCTAACCCAAAATTCTTCGTCTTTGACTTCTTCCGGGCTTGCTGGGGCAAACTGCTTCTGCTCCTCACCACCGATTAGGCTGGTAAACTTTGGCTCATTCTTGGTGGTCCCGGAAAACTCTTTTTCCAACTCCTGCATCTTGCGAACCCCGGCAACAACCTCCGGAGTAATGTCAATCTTCCACATTGGGATCTGATCTGGCTCTACAATTCTTGAGCCAGGATTAGATGCCATTGATTCCATTGCGCTTTTCTTTCCATCCATTGGCAGCGTCCTGCCATCCTGGGTTATCACATAATATCGGTCGTTCGTTATGGACGACTTCTCTACAGGGGCTCCGTACTGCTTCATGTACTTTCCAATTTCAGACGGAAGCATTTGGTCGTAAAACTTTGCCATTCCTGCCTTGCTATTTTCAGCCATGCCAGGATATCTCTCTTGTTGCTCGGCTCCAACCGTCCAACCAATCCACTTCTTCCCGGAATCAACTGCCTCGGCCAGAGCTCTCTTGAACATCTGAATCGGCCAATCCTTTCGGAATGGGGCGTCCGGAACGCTCTTGTATGGATCTGTCTTGCTTTCTCCTTCCGCCCTGTACCATCTTGTTTGATCCTCCCTGCTTAACTTTTCAAATTCAATTGGATCACCATACTTCTTTCTGAATTCATTCTCTAATTTTACAAGACTATCATCTTCCTTGTATCCATACTTCCTGCCTTCCTGGTGTCTATCGCTTTGAATCTCTTCAATAAATAATCCATCTCTGCCAGCAGAATCGGGCCTTTCGTCTAGGCGCATATGCGCGATATAGTCAGTAACTTTTGGGTAATGCTTTGAAATGTATGCTTTTTCAATTGACTCATTTGGAAGTTTCGCGTCGTATGCTCTTGCAAGGTCAACAATTTCCTGTGTCACCGTGTCGTTAAACTCAACGACCCTGTCATTCGTTGATATGTCCTCGCCACTAATTCTTCCGTAATCAAGTTCATCCAATCCGGCTGCGCTTATGTCTGTCAGGAAACCATCCGCATCTTTTGCGTTCTTAAATTCAATTCTGTAGGCACCTTTTCTTTTTGTTCCTTGGTCCTGTTTCCTGGACAGCACAACTTCTCTGTAATTCTTCCCGCCAGGAATTGTGAACCCACCAAACCTTGGCGCATTCCCTGACACTGATGCCCTATCAAATTGCTCTGCCCTTGCGTTCAAGTGCTCTGCTTTTTTCATCATGCGATCAAAAGTTTCGTAAGCCTTGCTTTCACCAATTTTTCCAAGATTTGTTGGAGAATTCTTTAGGAAAGCCCTTGCTTCCTCTTCCGCAGCCATTGCCATCCTTGTGAGTTGGCTGGATGTAGAAATATTGTCGCGACGATTCTGCAAGTCCATCATTTCACCGTAGGCACCATCGCCCATCTCGTCGTCCATTCCTCCCAGTGGATTAGCTGAATCTGCGACCTCAAGCTCATTCAGTCTTGCAATATCATGATCGTTTAAGGCAGTTTTTGAGCCTTTTGTCGCACCATACCTAGTCTCCTCAAGTTGCACCTTGCCCTTCCCGGCCAGGAATTCTTCCAGCTTATCTCTTGGCACCTTCCCCGCGTTCTCGCTTGCAAGTCTATCAATCTCTTCATTAATTCCTGACCACTTAATATCTTCCTCATTCACGCCGCGGGTCTGGCCTGGCTTAATGATTGCCTTTACTTGCTCCGGAGTAGCTAGCCTTGGCATCTTGTCACGAATAGCCTTCTGGAGCGACACGTCTCCGGGCGCCAAGTTTGCGGCCTGCTTCTGGTAGTCAAAGAAGAATCCTGTGCGTCCGGTATCGCGGGAGTTGGCAATACGGTCCAGGCGGTAGGATTTGACCAGGCTCCCCGGAGGGCGCCCTTCGGCTGCGTACATGGGATTCGCATTTTTGTTGGCAATGTTTGTAATGCCGAATAGGTAGTTGATCGCGTTGCGCTTATCGATCCCGATCCCTGTCTCTCCTGGTCTCTCGTTGGCATGGTTGTCCAGGTACTTCATGACGTCCTTCTCGTAAGACGCCAGGTCTCCGCCCCACACCTCGTTGATCCGGCCCTTGCCACTCCTGGCAAAATCAAGCATGCGACCGCGCAGAGCAGATATGTCCACTGCCTGGGCCAGGATGTTCCCGGCCTTGGATAGGCGCCAACCCAGGAACGCGATCTCGGACTGCCCAACCTTAATGTTGCCTAGTCCGCGCTTAACAGACTGAGCCCAGCTTCCATCCTCGCCTGTTCCGATCTTTTGGTACCAGACCGAAAATGTCCTACCCCCCTGACGACTGTCCTGGAGGGTCTTGGCTACTTCCTTCGTGAAATCGTTAAAACTGTCGAGGTTAAAGAATCCCTCCGGGAGGGTATTGCCACCGACGTATGGTTTGCCATCGGACTGAATCTTGACGCCAAACTCAGGGCTCCCGCGCTCCAGGACCGCGTTGGGGTCGTACATTTTGGCAACGTCTGCCACCCTGGCCTTGTCAACTGCCAGAATCGATGCCGGGTCTTTGGCTCGAACAGTACCGTCCGGGAACCTTACCGCAAAATCGTTTTCCTCAAGATTTGTCTTTCTGTTGCGAGTGAATTGGATTGCTGGATTGTTAGCCAGGTTTCTGTTTCCTGGCCCCGGGACTAGCGTCACGTCCTTCTGCTTTTCTGCCTTCTCTAGTCCGTCAAGATACTTGTCGCGGTCCCGGAACCATCTTGAGGTCAACTCTCGAAGCTGTTTAGACGGAACAAGAGGATTGTCTTTGAATAGAGTGTCAATATTCGTCGGCTTGGGCCCTGTTGTGTCGATACCAAACTTATTCAAAAGCCTTCCAACAGGGGCCAGGAATCCTTCCTGTAGAGAAAGAAGATCTGTGCCTGGAAGAGTTTTGCGTCGCAAAGAATCCAAGTCTTTCCCTCGGAACTCGCCCACAAACTGTTCCGCTAATACCTCGTCCGCAATCCAGTCCAGATCCCCAGCCCCAGGTTCGGAGCGCTGAGATCCTTCACGTAGCTCGTTTGCCTTGGCGCGCACTTCAGCCTCGGTTGGTGTTCCCCGGCCCTGGCGCTCGCCCTCCAAAAGTTTCCTGGCGTACTCATTGCCAAATCTGCGAAGACCTTCTTCACCATATTCTGACATGACTGCCATTCGCCCTTCAGACTTATTGATCGCTGGTGACTTCATGATGGCATGCATGATCTCATGTTTAACCGTGTCACCGGAGGATCGCATGTCGTCCATGTTTACCAAAAGCCTTGTCGTGCCCGACTTATCCGGTACTGCCTTAACAACTCCGGCCGCGTTGATCCCGGCATTCTCGGGCATCATGAACGAATCGCGACTATGAAATTCAACCTGGACGTCAGGTGCCATCATCTGGAGAGTCGCGGCGTCTAGGAACGGTCTGTTATCCTTGCGGACATAGTCGGCAATCTTATTTACGTCCAGGCCAAGATCCGCCTGCCTTGCGAACAGCCTGTTGACATCACCCTGCTTTGCGAGCGCCTTCTTTGCTGGGATCGTTGCGACTCCCTTGACTGCTCCGCCGAGTCCACCAAGACCTCCTCCAATAACCAATCCACCCCCGATCCCCTCCTCTTCTCCACCTGACGCTACATAGCCCAACCCTGCGCCGACGGCCGCAGATTTGACAGCGCCCTTGCCTGTCTCCAGGCCAAGTTCAGCGGCCCCTTGCGTGATCGGAGAAGATGCGATCGATGTGTTCGCGGCCTTTCTAAGCCACTCAGGATTCTTCTGATTCTTCGCAACGCGCTCCATGACGGTCATCCTAGACAGTCCTGTCATCGCCTCTTCCCCGGCGATCCGGACTGCCTGCGCTCCGCGTTCAGCAATCTCTGCCCCGGCCCTAACTCCTGCAACTTTGGCCCCGATTGGGAATGCCCCTGGGATGCCTATTGCGGCCGCTCCTGTAGCGATTGCTCCTGCAGTCTTCGGTGCAGTTACACCAGGCAGAACGCGCTGAATGCCTTGCCCAACCTTTTCGACCCCAAGATCGATAGCTCCTCCTGTTGCCCGGGCCGCGGTCTCAATCCCTCTGGCAATTTTCGTTGTGGCGCCTAATCCTTTTCCAGCAACTCCGGCCGCCTTCGCTCCTGGCCCAATGAATGGAACTGCGAGCGTTGGATCTAGGACCATACTCGCGGCCTCAGCGGCCTTTGGAGCAAACGTTCCTTCTGGAAGTCCAATAATGCTTTTTCCTTGAGCCCTTTCGGCGTTGATCTTGTCAACTGCCTGCATCTGATAGTTCTGGTCAATCGTTTTTTGATTTAAGTAGGACTTATAGTCGTCTTGTAATCCAAGTGCTCCAGCCGCCATGAATGGAGCCTTTTCGATGAATTTAGATGCTCCAACTGCCATGGTTCCAAGGTCGACAGTTCCCCTGGCCCCTGCTTCAAGCAGTGTAGCTGGAAGAGAAGGCTCGCCCGGCCTTGGCTCGCGCATCGATGCCGTTTTGATTAGTTCTGGAATGCCTTCTTTAATTATTGGACCCAAATACTCCGCGGCCCCGGTCATTCCCGCACCAATCCTGCTCATTGCCCCAGGTTCAGTAGCTTTTAGAATGGAAAATTCTTCTGGGCTAGCTATGAATGAAGGATCTGATTCGTCCTGAGATCTTAGGAACGACGAGGTCGACGCCTCGTCCATGACAGGCTTAGAGTCGACAAATGAAACTCCGCCTTGGTATGCGTTGTGGACTAGCGACGCTTCTTCTTGCGTAAACTCAAAATTCGGATTGTCGCGGTATTGGCGCAGCAAATAATTTGCTGCCTCCAATGGGTCCTGGATGATTTCGTCGGCCATGACCGACTAGCGGTTTTGAATTACCTTGCGAGTACGAGGATCGTATCCGCCAAATCCGGATGGGCTCATTGGACGTTGTGCGGTTTGTTGTGGCATCTGTTGTTGCCCAGCCTGCCCGGTTTGTTGGCCCTGCGATTGATCGTCCTGGTTTGACTTGGGCAACTCGACGGTTCTTCCAGCAATGCTTTTATAGTCTTCGGCCCTTGCCTGCAGTCTTGTTCTCATGCTCTTAATCGCAGCGAGCGTCGTTGCTGTTGTTGGTCCTGTAATAGGATTATTAAAGCCAACGGATACAGGAGTTGTTCCCATTGGAATCGCAAACTTTCTGGCTGCCTCAACCTCGCCCTCTCTTGCCACAGATCCTGGATCAAGAACTTTAGCTAAAGACACTGCAAATAGATATGGAATCTGAGCCATTTTTGCTGACCCCTCTGGGTCGACAGTCTCATAATTCCCATACTTTTTAACATTATTTTCAAGTTCATCTGCCATGCGATACGCTTCTCGGATATTTGACTCAAATGCAAAATCTGCCTGAGTCAATTCCTTGCCCTTAGCGACAAGGGCCTTTTCTCCGGCGTCAGCAACGTTCATCATGATCCTACGCTTCTCGGGGTCCTGCTCCATCATCGCCTTTTCTTTGTAGTACTTAACCTTGTTGACCTGACGATCGACGTATGCGTCAACAAGTTCTTCTGGCAACCCAGCCGGGACCACAATGCTTGTACCAGGAGCAGTCCTTGTCCCGGTTGTCTCTGAAAGCCTGTTCATTAGCGCAGCCTGCTCGACAGGATCGCTCGATGCCATCAATGCTTGCCCAACCCTCTTTGCCTCCTGCTCTGGATAGAGTCTCTGCTTGAGCATCTCAACTCGAAGTGCGCGATCTTGATCTTCCATCGCCTGGCGAGCGTCTTCTTTTCTGTATTCTTCGGCCTGAGATGGGAATGGGAATAAAGCTCTTGGTCCTGCCATAAAATTATTTTATCTTGCTGTCCATCCATTTTCGGATGATGGACTTGATTTTTGGTTTGTTGCGTATCGATTCCGCAATTCTTTCTCCGTACTCAGTGTAGAAGTTTCTCAGATTATCGGACGCCTTGGTCAGCATCCACTCGCGGAACTGAATCCACTTAGGATTTTCTTCTCCATAAACTTCTCTAGCGACCCAACAGAAAATGGGCCCACCATCAGATCCACCAATTATTCCTCCTGGAACAACCTTTCCAAAGATGCCACCGGCGGCGGAAAGATAATTAGGAGTAGAATACGCGCTAGCGACTTGAGCCTGCGCCCCAACTTGGGCTCCGTATGTGCTGGCCTGGTAATTGGCTTGCGAGCGATAAAGATCATTAAACGCCTGAGTAAGGGCGACAGGAATGTTTTGATCAACTGCTTGGTAGAAAGGCGCAGCGGTAGATGTCTGCTGATTAAACCCACCAGGAAGCGATTGGTTCGCTTGGATATAGCCCTGCATCGCACCCTGCTGTTGTGCTGTCCTGGCCTGGGCCAGATTGCCAATGCTAGGTCCTCCGGCAATGAATCCAGCCGCGGCTCCGAGCCTATTCTGCTGGATGCCTTCGCGAAGTAAAAGATCGCGAGCTCTAGCTGCGCCAGATGTTTCGCCAGAACCAAGGAACTGTTGCGCGGCCCCAAACCGAGCCAGTTTGCGCTGTTCCCCGGCTGCTCCGATCTGCGCGGCCTCCTGCACTGCTGGTCCGAGGCCAAAGATATTGCCCCGGGCAGTTTGAGCTCCGCGGATTGCCTGCTCGTACCCGCGACGTTCTTCGGCACCAATGGTGGAGCCAAGTCGAAGCTGGTTCATTGCCTCTTCCTCAATCGTTCTACGAAGTTGCTCTGTCTCGGGAGTGGTTGTGGGCCCAAGCGGTTGAGTAGCCATATCCCTGTACTGCCTTCCCAGACTAACCGCTGTCCTGTAAGAATCCGGATCGATCTGGTAAAGTTGCTGAGAGGCGCGTTCTTCGGGTAGCTGGACGAATGATCGGAAAGATGTGATCTCCTTTAGCCCTTCTGGGCTATCAATCGTAATTGGCGTGAAATTCTTTTGCATATCCTGCGCGCTTGTTACTGCGCTGGTTACGCTCTTCAAGTCATCGTTGAGTTGCTTGACGAATGCCTCGGAAGATGTCCGCTGCGCAGAATTGGAAGGCAGATCGGCTAGAAGTTTATTGGCCGTAGCAAGCCGTTCA